GTCCGCACGGACTTCGAGAACCTCCTGTCGATGCGCAACGCGTTCCCGAAGGTGACGATCATCGCCGGGGACTTCATCTCGCGCCGCGACGCCGTCGGGATGGCCCAGCTCGCAGACCTCGTCGTCGTCGGCTCCCTCGACTACCACCACATGGAGGAGATGTGGGGCGTGGCCGTGGACGCGGTCGACATCATCCAGGAGACGCAGCACGGGGTTGTAGCGTCCCTCTGCTCAACCCTCGGTGACGTGGTGAAGTGCCTCGCGATCGGCGCGGACTTCGTGGAGATCGGCCCGGCGCTGTCCCAGTACAGCATCGAGCAGATTATCGCAACGGTGGCAAGCGCTTGCGAGGCGCTGGGCGCGGAGGGCCCGTACGCCCTGCCGTTCACGACCGAGCTGGCCACCCGCTAAGTACGACCCGTACTCCATTACATTCCCCAGGACAAGCATGCTCTTCAAAGAACAAGTGGCGCGAAAGCCCAACCTCTACCCATGGACGCAGGAGTTCATCGACAAGATCTGGGCCGGCTTCTGGACGCCCAACGAGTTCGACTTCAAGGCCGACTACCATCAGTTCAAGACGGAGCTGACCGACCAGGAGCGCGAGATCGTCACCCGCACGCTGTCGGCCATCGGGCAGATCGAGATCGCCGTCAAGACCTTCTGGGCCAAGCTCGGCGAGAACCTGCCGCATCCCGGCCTGAGCGACCTGGGCTACGCCATGGCGAACTCCGAGGTCATCCACAACCTGGCCTACGAGAAGCTGCTCGACAAGCTGGGGCTGCAGGACGTCTTCGAGCAGAACCTCAAGAACCCGATCATCAAGGGGCGCGTCGACTACCTCCGCAAGTACCTCAAGCGGGTGTACGGGGACGACAAGCGGAAGCAGTACGTCTACGCGATCATCCTGTTCACCCTGTTCGTCGAGAACGTCTCGCTGTTCAGCCAGTTCTACGTGGTGCTCTGGTTCAACCGCTACAAGAACGTCCTCAAGGACACGGCGCAGCAGGTCCAGTACACACGCAACGAGGAGATGCTCCACAGCCAGGTCGGCATCAAGATCATCAACACCCTGCGCCAGGAGTACCCCGAGCTCTTCGACCAGGAGCTGATGACCCGCATCACCATGGAGACGATCGAGGCGTTCTACGCTGAGAGTAAGATCATCGACTGGATGGTCGGGGACTACGAGGACGAGCACATCTCGGCGCCCATCCTCAAGGAGTACATCAAGGGGCGGCTTAATCAGTCGCTCGAGGCTATCGGACACCGCGCTATCTTCACCCTCGACGAGGAGCTCCTCGATCAGTCGCGGTGGATGGACGAGGAGGCGCTCGGCAACAACATGACGGACTTCTTCTTTAAGAAGCCAGTGGAGTATGGGAAGAAGAACAAGGTATACAACGAAGAGGACCTGTTTTGAGCGACATTTACTGGCTGAACGATGACTCCCGGAAGTTCCTGTCGCGCGGCTACCTCGTGGAGGGAGACACACCCGAGAACCGCATCAGGGTGATCGCCGAGACAGCAGAGCGCATCCTCATGGGCATGTCGAACGGCACGCCTAAGATCCTCGAGGGTTTCGCCGACAAGTTCGAGAGCTACATGCACAAGGGCTGGATCAGCCTCGCGTCGCCCGTGTGGTCGAACTTCGGCACCGACCGCGGCCTGCCGATCAGCTGCAACGGCTCGTACTACGAGGACAGCGTCACCTCGATCTTGTACAAGACCGCTGAGATCGGGATGATGACCAAGCTCGGCGCCGGCACATCGGCCTACATTGGCGCCATCAGGCCGAGGGGAACACCCGTGAAGTCCGGCGGGACCGCGGACGGCCCCGTGCACTACGCGGAGCTCATCCAGAGCCACGTCAACGTCATCTCCCAGGCGAACGTGCGCCGCGGCAACTGCGCCATCTACCTGGACGTCGAGCACGCCGACATCGAGGAGTTCCTCGAGTGCCGCGAGGAGGGCCACTCGATCCAGCACCTGTCCATCGGCGTCTGCATCAGCGACGCCTGGATGGAGGACATGCTCGACAAGGCGAGCGACACCGGCAAGAAGAAGCGGAAGATCTGGCTGCGCATCCTCAAGAAGCGGGCCGAGACGGGCTACCCGTACATCTTCTTCACGGACACCGTGAACAACAACGCGCCCCAGGTCTACCGCGACCTCAAAATCAAGATCCACGCGTCGAACCTCTGCACGGAGATTGCGCTGGCGTCAGGTCCGTCGCCGCTCGCGGCCGATGAGTGGTGGTCGTTCGTGTGCTGCCTTAGCTCGCTGAACGCGCTACACTACGACGAGTGGAAGGACACAGACCTCGTCGAGGTCATGACATACTTCCTCGACGCTGTGATGGAGGAGTACATCCAGAAAACGGCGGACATCCCGTTCATGAAGGCCGCGCACCAGTTCGCAAAGGACCAGCGCGCGATCGGCCTCGGCGTCCTGGGCTGGCACTCCCTGCTCCAGTCGCGGATGCTGCCGTTCGCCAGCATCGAGGCGAAGAAGCTGAACGTGGAGATCCACCGCCTCATTAACGAGAAGTCCCTGGCGGCGTCCCAAGAGATGGCGCTGTACTTCGGCGAGCCGCCTCTCCTCAAGGGCTACGGAGAGCGGAACGTCACCCGCATGGCGATCGCCCCGACGACCAGCTCCTCGTTCATCCTCGGCCAGGTGTCCCAGGGCATCGAGCCGCAGGACAGCAACTACTACACCAAGGACCTGCAGAAGGGCAAGTTCGGCTACCGGAACCCGTTCCTGAAGAAGGTCCTCAAGGCTCACGGCCGGGACAACAAGGAGACGTGGGACAGCATCCTCGTGCACGGCGGCTCGGTTCAACACCTCGACTTCCTGACGGACAACGAGCGCGAGGTGTTCAAGACGTTCGGTGAGATTGACCAGGGAGAGATTATAGCGCAAGCTGCACATAGACAGAAGTTCATCGACCAGGCGCAATCATTGAACATCAAGATCCACCCCGACGCCCCGATCAAGGACGTCAACGCCCTCATGATCGCCGGCTGGAGGGCCGGGGTCAAGAGCTACTACTACCAGCGCTCCACCAACCCGTCCCAGGAGTTCGTACGATCGCTCCTGAGCTGCAAGAGCTGCGAGGCATAGTTGACAGAAGTGAAGATACTGAAGACCATCCACACGCGGGTCTGGCCCGAGGGCTCCCAGAAGAACTTTGACGACTTCATGACCAAGGGATACTACCTGATCCCCGTCTGGAACAGCGTGACCTTCGAGCTCGAGGGCGCCTACAAGATCGTGAGGGTAGTCTGATGATCCGCGTCTACGGGTACGACGACTGCCCCTTCTGCCAGAAGGCGAAGAAGCTCCTTACCGAGGAGGGACTGGAGTACGACTACGTGGAGATCCCCTCGAAGGAGGGGAGGACCATGTTCCTGGACCAGCGGGGGTTCAAGCCCCCGCACAGGACCTTCCCCAGGACGTACGTCCTCGTCGACGGTGAGGAGAAGCTCATCGGGGGATATGACGACCTGGAACTATACGTTGTTCTGACAAACTGAGGAGAAGACACATAGCACGCGAAGCAAACACCTACCGCGGAGCCCGCCGCCACCCGATGACCCAGGTGGAGGTCAACGACTACAGCGCGGCCGGCGAGGTCATCGGGACCAAGATGCTGGACCTGGGCAAGCGCTTCTTCAACCGCGCCTTCGAGCCCCAGTACAACTGGTCGAAGAAGGTGGATAAGGAAGGCAAGCTGGTCCACCCCCAGCAGATCAAGTACCGCCCGGTCCAGAGCCGCGGCATCTACGACTGCCACGCGCGGGGCCTCCATACGCCGGGCCGCGCCGAGGAGATCGCGAAGCAGGAGGCGTTCAAGGCAGACCTGGCACGCCAGCTCGAGGAGGCCGGCGTCACGGACACAGTGGAGATTAAGTGATGGACGGTAACGCGTTCAGAGGTATCGGTACTCTATTCAAGCTGATGGGGTGGACGATCGTCGTCCTCCTCGTCGCCGTGGTCTTCCTGGCGATCAAGGCCTTCGCCCACGAGGGCCACCACGTGACCAACACCCAGTACATGCAGAACGTCCCGGACTACAAGGCCCAGGGCGAGTTCAAGCCGGGCCAGGTCGACCCGCGGGAGACGTTCCTCTACGGCATCAACCGCGACCCCGACTCATGGCAAAAGGGGAAGGTCGTCAACTGCTGCAAGTACGGCGGCAACGGCGACTGCGTGCTGGAGCCGGTCGACCACGTCGAGATCGTGCCCGGCGGCTACAGGGTCGAGGGGGAATTCATCCCCGAGAGCGAGACGACCGCGAGCCCGGACGACAACTACTACCGCTGCAAGCACAGCTGGAGCCCCGCCAGCCACTGCTTCTTCGCTCCCCCGTCCGGGATGTAGTCTAAGTACCTCCCCAGCGGAGGTACGAATGACCTGGTACTACAACGATGAGCCCTTCGAGCCCGGCGAGGAAGACGTCGGGTTCGTCTACAGGATCACCCGGCTCGACACCGGCCGGGCCTACATCGGCAAGAAGAACCTCTGGAAGACGGTCACCCGCCCGCCGCTCAAGGGGAAGAAGAGGAAGCGCCGCTCGGTCGCCGAGAGCGACTGGCGGGAGTACTGGGGGTCCAACAAGACCCTGCAGGGGGAGGTGGCCGACCTGGGCCAGGACAAGTTCAGGCGCGACGTCATGCGGGTCTGCCAGTCCAAGGCGGAGATGTCCTACTACGAGGCGAAGTTCCAGCTCGTGTTCGACGTCCTCCTCCGGGACGACTACTACAACGACTTCGTCGGCTGCAAAATCCATCGGGCCCACCTCAAGAAGATGAGGGACGCGTGATCGAGTATTACGATTTGACCATTGACGGCTATACGACGAGAGTCAAAGTCGTTAGGGGATATGTCATAGACACGATCGTCACGAGGATCACCGGCAAGCCCATCGAGTGGTTAGTTAACTACGCGAGGGTTCAAGGATGGAAGCTGCAAAAGGTTTGACGCAGCTTTTGGCTATGGTAAACTGAACCCGTGAGAGACACTCACACAGAGACACATCGAAAGGCATACATGTCGCAGATCTCGAAGAAAGACCGCCTGATCATCGCCCTCCGCGACGGTCAGTCCTTCACCGCCAAGCAGCTGGTGAACCGCTTCAAGTTCGCATCGGTGAACTCCGCCACCGGCGTGATCACCCACCTCCGCAACGAGGGCTACAACATCGTCAGCTCCCCCGGCCGCGGCGGCATCACCAAGTACTCCCTGGTGAACTCCTACACCTACTAAGTACTCTGACGGCCGGGCGCCCAGCCCGGCCCATCCATTCGGAGGAGTGCTATGGCTGCGAAGGCCAAGACAGTCACGGTCCACAAGCGGCTCTCGGTGGCCAAGCGGACCTCCATCGGGGCGGCCAAGCTCTCTCGCCCCAAGAACAAGAGAGCTAAGAAGAGCCACAAGAAGTACAGGGGGCAGGGAAGACCGTGAGGGTAGCAGTCATCGGGACGGCGGGCCGGGACAAGGACGGCGAGGTCAAGCTCGACGGCCAGACCTGGTCGCGCATGAAGGCCCACTTCTTCCACTTTCTTGGGAGCCTGGACCGCGAGGTCGACCTCGTGTCCGGCGGCGCGCCGTGGGCCGACCATCTGGCGGTGGCGGCTTACCTCGAGGGCAAGGCCCGGTCGCTGACGATCTTTGC